GCAGATCCATCTTAATTGTGCGTGGTATAATGCAGACAGAGTGCGAGATATGGCAAATGATTGGGACTTTACTGATGCAGGACGTAGACGTCAATCAGAACGTATGAATACATTAGCCACATTTGAAGGAACTCGTGGACGCACGGTAATCTGTGATTTTGTTTGTCCCACAGGTGAAACACGGAAACAGTTTAATGCTGAGTTAACAATCTGGATGGATACAATAGAGGCTGGTAGATTTGATAATACTAATCAGATCTTTGAAGCTCCTACAGACGTAGACTACCACATCTGTGGATTTATGTCAGATGAAGAAATATTTAAATTTGCAAACGGATTGAAGAAACAGTATGGCATTTGATTATAAAAAACCTACAACACAAATGCTGGGTCGATGGCAACCTTGGCATGATGGTCACACAGAACTATTCAAAAGAGCGTTGGCAGAAACAGGTCAAGTGTGTATAATGATTCGTAACGTTGAAGGCATTGTAGGTGAAGATGCAGGTGGTGGTCGAACTATGGTTCAAGATGACAATCCATTTGATGTTGATACAGTCCGTGCTAATATCATTAAAGGTCTTGAGGCTGCAGGATACGCATATAGACGAGAATATATTATAATTAATGTTCCTAATATTGTTGACATTTCTTATGGACGTGGTGTAGGATATACATTTACAGAGCATGATCTTGGTAAAGATATACACGATATATCAGCTACAAAGATTAGAACTAAAATGAGGAAAGAAGGTAAGTTATGATAAAGTGGGCCCTGATCTATATTATTATGAATGGACACGATGTTAATGCTATTAATGCATATGGACCAGGGAAATACTTTGATGACATCTATTCTTGCTTTGCTGCAAGAGAGATGCTAGCAAGTGATCTAGGGAAAAATGGTTACTTCCCACCTGGAATGCAAGCTATTTGTGTACAAGTTCAAGGAGAACCTGTGTGAGTAATATTGAACAAGTTATACTTCGTAATGTGCTTACTAACGAACCTTACATGCGTAAAGTATTACCTTTCATCAAACCAGAATACTTTGAAGGTGTTTACAATCAGCTGTTCAGAGAAGCTGGTAAGTTTGTTGCAAAGTATAACAAGCTACCTACACTTGACACATTTAAGATCGAGGTTGATCAGAGTACCAAGTTCAATGACGAACAATATGCTCATGCAATGGAGATCTTGCCTAATATCTTTACTGGTGAAAGATCGGATGAGAAGTGGTTAGAAGATACTACTGAGAAGTGGTGTCAAGATAGAGCAATACATAATGCAATCATGGAGTCGATAAGTATCATAGATGGCAAACACAAAACCCTCACTAAGAATGCACTCCCCGAGCTCTTACAGAAGGCTCTTGCGGTTACCTTTGACCCATCCGTTGGCCACGACTATATCGAGGACGTCGAGCAGCGGTATGAATTCTATCATGAGGACGAAGACAGGATTCCGTTCGACCTGGACTACTTTAACACCATTACAAAAGGAGGCTTGCCTAACAAGACTCTTAACATATGTCTCGCTGGTACTGGGGTTGGTAAATCTCTGTTTATGTGTCACGTTGCTGGTAATGTCCTAGTCCAAGGAAGAAATGTACTATATATTACAATGGAGATGGCAGAGGAGCGTATTGCTGAACGTATAGATGCAAACCTACTTGATGTTCCGTTGGATCAAATACAACATGTATCTAAACCCATGTTGACTAGTAAAGTAGAAGAGATATCTAGTAAGACCAATGGTAAATTGATTATAAAGGAATATCCTACTGGAGCTGCTCATGCTGGGCACTTTAGAGCTTTACTTAATGAACTTAAATTGAAAAAGAACTTTGTGCCAGAGATGATCTTTATAGACTATCTCAATATTTGTGCCTCTAGTAGAATGAAAGGAATGGGTGGTGCGATTAACTCATACACGTACATTAAGGCAATTGCTGAAGAGCTACGAGGTCTTGCGGTGGAGTTTGACGTACCGATCGTATCTGCAACTCAAACGACTCGAAGTGGTTATACTTCTTCGGATCCTGGGCTTGAAGATACGTCCGAGTCTTTTGGACTACCCGCTACCGCAGACCTCATGTTTGCACTCGTCAGTTCAGAAGAGCTTGAACAACTTGGCCAAGTAATGGTCAAACAATTGAAGAACCGATATAATGATCCAAACTACAAGAAGCGGTTTGTTCTAGGTATTGACAGATCTCGAATGAGGTTGTATGATGTAGATAATGCTGAAGAAGGTGTAATAGATGATACACCTGCTTTTGACAAGTCACAAGTAAACGAAAGATTTAAAGACTTCAAAATGGAGTAACAATATGTGGATATTAATATGGCTAGCAATGGGAACTAACAAAATTGAATATTATCATATTGATAATTTTTCATCAAAAGATGCTTGTGTGAAAGCAATGTCAAAAGCAGCTGTGCTTGTGACAAATAAAGATCAAACTGTTGATTGTTTATGGATAAAGGATCTAAGTAAGAATGGCTAAAGGCAATAAGAAGACGTGTCAAGGTCGTAGAAATGTTTCTACAGCCACAATGAATAAAGCGAAGAAGCGAGGATATAAGAAGTATCAGGGTCAAGGTAAATAATGCATGCACGTCTCATATCCTATAGCCAACCCGTTGGTCGTATCTACGCAGGAGAACTTGCAGCGCAGGGTCTTGACAACATTCAAGACCTCATCGCGTATTGTGCCCGTGTCTCCAATCCAGCCAACCAGGCTAACACCAAAACAACAGCAAAGTTACTTGAATATCTCATCAAGCACAAACACTGGTCGCCGTTCGAAATGGCATCAGCCTGTCTTGAAGTCAACACAACAAGAGACATTGCAAGACAACTCCTTCGCCACAGATCGTTTTCATTCCAAGAGTTTTCTCAGCGGTATGCTGACGTGCGGGACATTGATGATGATTTTGTTATAAGAGAGGCTCGACTACAAGATCCGAGCAATAGACAAAACAGTATTCGAACATCAGACGCAGAACTGGAGGTATGGTGGGATGCACAACAAAAATTCATTCTTGAACATGTTAAACGAATATATGCAGAAGCACTCGAAAGAGGCATTGCAAAAGAGCAAGCAAGAGCAATCTTGCCAGAAGGTAACACAGTTAGCAGGTTGTATGTTAATGGCACCATTCGTAGCTGGATACATTATCTCGAACTCCGTTCTGCAAATGGGACACAACTTGAACATATGGAACTGGCAAGAGAAGTAGCAATTGCTGTTGGTCAGATCTATCCAAAAGCGTTAGAGTTTGTTAAGGATCAATACACTATAGAACAATAGGAGGAACACAATGGGCCGAAAGCTATCAATGTATGAAGCTGTAGATGGTAGAGGATATTGTGAGGTTCATTTTGATTTCAAGGAAGAGTATGCATATATAAAATACTTTGATGATACTGGTAAGAAGTTTTACACAGAAGATCATTTTAACAAACGAATTGAAGATGTGAACCGACATGCTCGTAAATGGGCAGAGGGTTATGAAAACATTGAAAAAGATCTACATTAGCTGTTGACTTTTGATTAAAAAGTAGTTATATTATTGGTTATGAAAAGACTACTAATAAACATATCGAGTGGATTATTTATTATGGCAGGAGTAGCATTAGCTGCTGTTTCAGCAGTGCATATGATGGCAGAGCCAGTGATACCTCAGAAAGATCTTGAGTGTCTAGCTTTAAACATATATCATGAAGCACGTGGTGAAACAGTCGAAGGTCAAATTGGTGTTGCGTTTGTAACTTTGAATAGAGTTGAACATAGCAATTGGCCAGATAATATATGTGATGTTGTGTACCAAGAAAAACAGTTTAGTTGGACACATGTGATTAAAGATCATACACCATATGAACGGAAGCCGTATAGAGAAGCTCTAGCAATTGCTCGAGATGTTATTATTGGTAATGTAGTTGATCCTTCCAAAGGAGCAGTATTTTATCATGCACGTTGGGTAAATCCATCGTGGACTTCTTACGTAGAAGTTAGTAAAGTTATAGGGAATCACATCTTTTATACGTGGGATGGTGATTGGAAGCCAAGAAAATAGGAGAGACAATGTATCAATCAACGAAGACCTATGGACATAACATAGGCTTGTCTGCATGCTTTAGACAACCTAATGCTCATTCCCACTGCAAGTTCTTACATGGATATAGCTTACAGTTTAAGTTTACATTTGAAGCTAAAGAGTTAGATGAACGTAATTGGGTTGTAGACTTTGGTGGCCTTAAACCATTGAAGGCTTGGCTTGAAGATATGTTTGATCATAAGGTAGTATTGGATAAGAATGATCCATATATGTCTACATTTAAGATCTTAGAGAATCAAGGCTTAGCTGAAATTACAGAAGTTGATGGAGTAGGTGTTGAAATGTTTGCAAAACATGCGTATGATTTTGCAGATAAACTTGTACGTGAAATGACTAACGATCGATGTTATGTTGTTAGTGTTGAGTGTGCTGAACACGGAGCAAATAGCGCAATATATCATGCCTGATAAAAAATATCTATATTCTGAAATCTTTCATTCAATCCAAGGCGAGGGACATTATACTGGTGTCCCCACTGCCTGGATTCGATTCTTTCTTTGTAACTTACAGTGTGATGGCTTTGGTCAGATGTTTCCGACTAAGCCTGATACGTACGAATTACCATATGCTGACTTTGACCCAAAGTCTGTTGATCGTGTAGAAGACCTACCGGTATGGGAGAAGGGTTGTGACTCGTCCTATACTTGGTCAAAGAAGTTTAAACATTTGATGGGTCAAGCTACTGGTAAAGAGCTTGCTCAGAAGATTGTAGACATTATGAAGACGGAACACAATCCAGAAGGTTGGTTCCGTCATCCTTTGTCTATGCAACACAACCACCTGTGTATAACAGGTGGTGAACCTCTTATGCGTCATGCTCAGATGGCGTTCTTAGAGATCTATGATGCTCTAAGAGATATGCAAGGTGGACCTATTCCTGAGACACGGTACAACGATGCGAGCAACTTGCCATCATCTATTACATGGGAGACTAATCGAACACAAGCATTGTCTGAGGACTTTGCTAATTTTGTTAAGTCACCCTTGTTCCGGCCAGAAGCATTCTTCTCT